CATTAGTAACTATGTATAAATACAATGATGCATATATATTTGATGAAGTAATTTATAAAAATGGTTTATTAAATAGTGAAATATCTAATTTGTTAAAAGCAAATAATGTAAACGAAATTGTTTACGCTGATAGTGCTGAGCCAAAATCAATAGCTGAATTAAATAGTTATGGACACAATGTATTACCAGTTACAAAAGGAAAAGATAGTATCTTATTTGGTCTTAATTTAATTAATCAAAACAAAGTTTATGTTACATCAAGAAGCAAGAACTTAATAAATGAATTACGTAATTACATTTGGCAAACTGATAAAACAGGAATTAAAATGAATAGACCAATAGATGCATATAATCACGCAATAGATGCTATGCGATATGCTATGACAAGTCAATTAGAAAATCCACACAAAGGTAATTACTTTATATACTAATGACTTACGGACAAATAATAGCAGCTATTCAATGTTATATACATCATATGACTAATAAAGAAGTTCAAATTAACTTACCAAGAAACGTAGGTGAAATAAAAAAGATGAAACAAATGTATAGTGTAGCAGCACAATATTTAGACTAATGAAAGAAGAAGAAGATGATTTGATTTTTGAAAATATGGAGTTTGAACAATGTGATACAAGATATGAAATTATATCTATGTGCAATCAAGCATTAAGTTCAGTTGAAGGATTTGATACAGGAATGATAAGTAAAGAAGATGCATTTAAGATTAAAGAAATAAGAAGAAAGTCTTTAGCTTTAATTGATTTGCATATTGGAATGATATATGATGAAAACTTTGAAACGTAACTTATAAGTTACTATGTTAAAGAAATGTTAAAATGTATTTTATTTAAAACAAAATAATTATATTTGTATCAAATAACAAACAAATGAAAACATATATGACAAAGTATAGAATAACTTATTGGACACAACGTAATGATGAAAGCACAGATATAGAAATAGAAGTCTATGCTTATAATGAAATAGATGCTATGAAGAAATTTTATGATATGAATTTAGTTTATAGAAAAATAGAAAGTGTAGAAGAATTGGTTTAAATTTTGGTTAATAATGGTTGAATTAAGACTTACAGAAATGTAGGTCTTTTTTTTGTTTAATACAATTTGCACTTTATTTTATTTTTAAATAAAAAACAATGAAGTTACAGATTACAATACCAACAAGTTTATCAGAAATAACATTAGAGCAGTATCAAAAGTTTTTATCTATTGCAAAAGATAATCCTGATGGTGAGTTTCTTCAACATAAAATGGTAGAAATATTTTGTGGTATAGATTTAAAGAATGCTGCTAAAATAAGTTTCAAAGATGTTAATGAAATAACAAGCAACCTATCAAATCTATTCAATCAAAAATATGATTTGAAAAGAACATTTAAATTAGGCAATACAGAGTTTGGTTTTATAACTAACCTTGATGAAATTACATTAGGTGAATATACTGATTTAGATAAATACATTAGTGATTGGGATAAGATGCATAATGCAATGGCAGTATTATACAGACCAATAACAAAGAAGCTAAAAGATAAATATCAAATAGAAGAATACAACGGAAGTTATACATATTGTGATGCTATGAAATATATGCCACTTGATGTTGCATTAGGTGCTGTGGTTTTTTTTTACACTTTAGGCAACGAATTACTGAAGTCTACGATACACTATTTGGAGAACAACAAGGAGTTTCAGAGTATAGTAAACAATCACAATTTGGAAGTAAATGGGGTTGGTATTCATCATTCTATGCTATTGCTCAGGGAGACGTTAGAAGATTTGAAGATATTTCCAGACTTAAACTTTCAGTTGCATTAACATTTTTAACATTTGAAAAAGAAAAGAACGAAATAGAAACTGAATTAATAAGAAGTAAATAATGAAAGGATTTTACCAAATAACAACAGCAATAAAAGACCAACTATATAAAGATATATTTGTTAATACAGTTTCATCTGGTGATATATTTGAAATTGATTTAAACAAACAAACTATATTCCCTTTATCGCATATTATAGTAAACAATGCTACATACAATGGCAACACTTGGTTGTTTAATATATCAGTTCTATGTATGGATGTTGTTGACTTTAGTAAGACTGAACAAACAGACCAATTTTTAACAAATGATAATGAACAAGATGTACTGCATACACAACTAATGGTTATTAATAGATTGTTAGAAGTATTACGTAGAGGAAGTTTATTTGATGATTTATATCAGTTACAAGGCACACCTAATTGTGAGCCATTTGTAGATAGATTTGAAAATAAAATAGCTGGTTGGACAGTTACATTTGATGTTATGGTTGCTAATGAAATGACAAGTTGCGAAGATGAATGCTAATAATTTAACATCTACTAAAGAAGTTTTAGAAGCATATAAAAAATATGTTATTCAACAAGCCAGAAGTAATTTATCTAAAGGGAATAAGAACGTTTCTAAACAACTTTATAATAATATTAAAGGTGAAATACTATTTGAAAAAGATTATTTCTTATTAGGGTTTAGTATGCCTGATTATGGCTTTTATCAAGATGAAGGTGTTAAAGGTGCAGACCCATCACAGGTATCACCTAACGCAAAGATAAAAGGGCAACAAGCACCAAATAGTAGATTTAAATTTAAAAGAAGAATACCATCAGCACCATTTGAACAATGGGCAAAGTTTAGAAACATAAGATTACGTGATGCAAAAGGTAAATTTGTAAAAGGCAATTATAAATCAATAGGTTATATTATAGCAAAAAATGTATGGGCAAGGGGAATTAAACCTTCTTTATTTTTTACAAAACCATTTGAAGATGGATATAAGAAATACATAGATACAGATTTAATAAAAGCATTTGGAGACGATATAGAAACATTAATAGATTACACAATAACAAATAAATAAAATGAATGTAATATTAGCAAGAAGTCCTTATCAAGTTATAATTGACCAAGATAGTCAAATAAGAACAAAGGTTGAATTAAGACTTTGGAATAAGGGAGGTACAAGACCTACAAATCCAACTTACATAATGAGTGAGGGAATTGCATCAGTAACTCAAATAGAAACTAATTACAATATATCACCATTTATTCTAGAATATATAGATAAGTTTAAATTGAAATATACGTCAAGTACAATAATTCAAGCCGATAATAAGGAATGGTGCATAGGAGAATATAAAACTTATTATGAAACAAATGAAACTGAATTTACTTTGTTAGATACAGTATCTTTTTGTGCGGTAAATGGCTATTCAACAGTAGAACAAGGAATGAATTTTGTAGCTGCAAATAGAGAATATTTATTATTAGCAAACCAATTAATAAAAGTATATTGGGGTACTGCTATACCTTATTATAATTTTATATGTAAAGACACATCAGACCAATATAATGCTATATGGACAGATAAAAATGAAGCTGTTTTAAAAGATGAAATGTTTTATTCTGGAGTTGATGATTTTTTTAATTATGCAATTCCTTTAATATATAAAGAAAGTGTAAGGGTTGAAATATATAGTGAAAAATACGGAAAAATTTATAAAATAGAAACTGAAGAAATATGTGAGCCAAAATATCCTATTCAAATTATGTGGTTCGTAAATAAGCTAGGAGGTTGGAATCAATTTCCATTTTTTAAAGCAAGTTACAATTCTATTGATGTAAAAAATAGTGATTATGCTTTAATGCAAAAAGAAGTTGATTATGATTATCGTAGAGGACAGACAAAGCCATTTAATATAAACGGAAACCAAAGTATTAAAGTCAATACAGGGTGGGTAACAGAGGACTATTATGAATTGATTGAGCAAATGATGTTAAGTGACACTATATTATTAAACCCTGGAACACCTGTTACAATTAAGACTACGAGTATGCAAAAGAAAACATCTCTTAATGATAAAACTATTAACTATACTTTGGAGTTTGAATTTGCAAATAAACTAATTAATAATATCATATAATGAAATTAAGTACAGAAGTTTATATAAAGAAAAATACTTTAGTTGTTAGTGGGCAATTTACTGCTGGTAATTCATCGCCTTTTTTAGGTGTTTCAGTTGACTTGACAATGACCACAAATCAATATGTGGGATTTTATATTAAGATTACTTCTGGAGATAGTGCGGGATTAATTAGTTGGATAACTGGAAATGATGCAAGTAAAATTGATTTAGAAACTGGAATACCAGTAGCTAATGGTGACGATTTTGAAATATATAGAAGTGAATATCAAAGACTAGATTTATTCAAAGACGAAAAAATTAGCATCACTTCCCAAATTGGGAACGCAAATGATATAGGAAAATTATATACAGATTACACGCAGTCTTTTACTATTCCAGCATCAAAGAATAACAATCAAATATTATCACATTGGTACGAAAGCAGTATTGATAATGGATTTGACCATAGAATGAGATACGATGCTTTTATTGAGGTTAATACACACAGATTCAAAGACGGAACTATTCAATTAGAAAAAGCGGATAAAAAAGACGGGTTTATTGAAAGTTATACAGTTACGTTTTATGGTAACTTGGTTCAGTTAAAAGACATTATCAAAGATGATAAGTTACAAAGTTTAGATTTTACAAGTTTTAACCATACATATAGCAGCACAGAGGTAAGGAATAGGATAACTGGTTTTTTTAATGTTAGATATCCATTAATAGGTAACGCAAATAAATATAGTTATCAAGATGGAAGTCCAACAGATATAACTACAGTAGGAGGGGCAATAAAATGGAATGAGTTATTTCCAGCAATAACAGTACAAAATATATTTGCAAGAATAGAAGCAAAATATGGAGTTAATTTTAATGGAAGTTTTTTTAATTTAAAACAATGGACTGAATTATATTTATATTTAAAGCCAAGTTTAGCTATGAATTTTATATCAGAGCCACAAACTTTAAATTTTACATCTATTACAACTAGTTCACCATATACTTCAACGTTTCCAGAATTTAATTTAACAACAGACACTTTAACAACAAATTGGAACTGGGGTAGTGCAAGTGGTAATAGTCAAAGATTTTATGTAGATATTGTTATAACTCCAGATACTGGTTTTACTACTATTCCTTACGTTTTATATACTTATAAAAATGGTGTTTTACTTTCAACTATTACAAAAACTGGAGTTCAAGATATACAAGTTGATATAGTAAGAAGAAGAGATGACGCAACTGCAAATCATAGATATACTTTTAAATTATCATCGACTTCTCCATTAACTTATAGAGCGTCATTATTGTATCATAGACAATATTATGATTATAGTGGTTTTGGGCAATTTGTAAGTTTTTATTCAAGAGTAATAACAAATTCAATTAATAATATAACTTCTATAATAAATATAGGTAATTATATGCCAGATATGAAAATTATAGATTTTATAACTGGTATAATAAAAGCGTTTAATTTAATGATTATTCCAAGACAGAATAATACTTATGAATTTTTACCGCTTGAAATGTATTATAATGCTGGTAAGATATTAGATATTACAGAGTATACGTATGAAGACGAAATGAGCATAAATAAGCCAAAGTTATTCAAGAGTATTAACTTTACTTATGAAGAGAGTAAAAACATCTTAAATGAAGCGTATAAAGGTTTATACCAACAAAACTATGGTGACTTAATTTATAATTCAGAAAGGATTACAGAAAATTCAACTTATGATATTAAGTTACCTTTTGAGAATGTTTTATTTGAAGTTCCAAAACAAGGAAAATTATTTCAGACTGCAACTTTAATAGATAAGGATTTAAAACCATACATTCCAAAACCTATGCTTATTTATAAAAACCAAAGAGTAAGCGATTTAACTGGAACAGACCAAATTTATGTTACAAATACAACTGGCGCAGCAACACAAATAAATGATTATCATCGCTTTTCAAATGAATATGATAATATGCCAACAGATGTTACACATTCTCAATTAATGACTATGAATTTTGGTAATGAACAATCAAGTTGGTTAAACCAATTAGCACCACAAGGATTGTATTTTAGACACTATAAAAACTTTATAGATAATCTTTATAACATAAAAACAAGATTAGTAAAAGCAAAAGCATTATTGCCACCAAGTTTATTAGGAAGTAGTGTAACAAATGGTGCTGGAATACCTTTAGGAATTGCATTAAATGATAGATTAGTAATAAGAAATAAAAGATATATTATAAATTCTTTTACTACTGATTTAACAACTGGTGAAACTGATTTAGAACTATTAACAGATTATAGAGGTGTTGATGCAGCAAGTACTGTAGGTTATAGATTTGCAAGTATGGATATAATTCAAACAGACAAAGAAGAATTAACATTTGATTTAGAAATATACTTAAATGATTATGATAGTTTTAATGTAAAAACTTCGACTGGATATTTGATTTATAGTGACCCAAGTAATAATATAAGTGATATAACATTAACAGTTACAGTTCCAGAAAACACAACTGGTTTAGACAGAACTGAATTAATAACAATACAATATAAAATAGGTGGTTCAACAGCAAAACTTGAAAACATAATTGTAACACAAACTGGAATATGATAAAGTTAATATTAGAAATGCTACAATTAGATGAGCATTACGGACAATCAGAAACAATAGAAATTGCAAAAGGTAAATATGAATTACCAACAACTTGGTCAAGAACATTTAAACAAATAAAAAGAGAATGGAAAACAAACAAATAAATTTAAAGGTAAAT